TAACTATGAGGTAGAAATACGAGGCAACTATTCTGCACAGATTAACGAAGACTATAAATTACATGTTACAGAAGACTATGACTTAGTGGTTGATAAAAATAGAACAAGTATCATAAACGGTAAGGATATACTTGGCGTTACAGAAGGACTTTCACTTATATCAACTACGGGAAACATCTTGTTGTCAGCTATGAAGAATGTTGCTATCAATACAAACGATAGTGCTGAAGGAACCATTTCATTGAAGGCAGCGAGTAATATTGATACTCGTTCTACTACAACGACAGATATAACCGCTGGAACTATACTCAATCTTCATTCAGGTGATCAAACGCCAACCTCTACCAATAGGATAAATTTAAACCCGTGATTCTTCTCTACAAAAAAAGTGTGGTCACGGTTGATGTATTTTACTTCTTACCAGACTATACAAATATTTTGCAAGAGTTTATTTGGCAAACAGAAGATGTTGTTCCACAGTATCCAAGAGTACATGAGTTTCTAAACTATTGGAAAGATAACATTGATGCTGTTATATCAGAGGTCATAGTTGTAAATGCGGATAACCATGAATATAGACCAGTGAAATCAACATATACCATTCGATGATTCTTTATAAATAATAAAAATAACGGAGTGTTCAGTGGCCACAGTAGAAAGAACAGGTTCATTTAAAGAACTCACAGCACTTAGAGATGCAGAAAGAAATAATGAATCAACTCTAAATGTTAAGACATATAGAGATTTAGACCTGTTCTTTACACGGCGGTCAAGAGATAGCGATGTTAATGTTCTTACAAACGTCACAGCAGTCAAGAGGTCAGTTCGCAATTTAATTTTAACCAACTTCTATGAAAAACCTTTTCATCCTGAGATTGGTTCTGGTGTCAGAGACTTGTTGTTTGAAATTGTTAGTCCATTGACTGCAATTGCGTTGGCACAATCTGTGGAAGATGTCATCAACAACTATGAGCCTAGAGCATTGTTGTTGGGTGTTGACGTTATCGATAACATAGATGCCAATGCGTATGATATAACAGTAACCTTTGAAGTGATAAATGCTCCAGGCGAAATAGTTCAATTAGATGTGCTATTGGAGGCATTAAGGTAATGGCAAACAACCAAAAATTAGATATTTCTGAACTTGATTTTGACGCAATAAAAAGTAATCTCAAAACTTTTTTGAAGAATCAAGACCAATTTCTTGATTATGATTTTGAAGGTTCCGGTATGAGTGCATTGTTAGATGTGCTCGCATACAATACTCACTATTTAAGTTTCCATGCTAATATGGTTGCCAATGAAATGTTCATTGATAGTGCTGCTTTGCGTTCAAGTGTGGTGTCTCATGCCAAGACTTTAGGATATGAAGTCAGATCAGTTCGTTCTCCAAAGGCTAGAGTGAATGTTTTTCTTAATGATCGGTCACTCCCCACAGCAACTATGAATGCTGGTCAAGTGTTTACTACTAAAATTGATAATGTCAATTATCAGTTTGTCACTGTATCTGATTTTACTGCTTCTCAAGTTGGTTCAGGTCTTCTGTTTTCAGATGTGCCAATTTATGAGGGCACGTATATAACAACAAGATACACAGTTGATAGCACTGATGTTAATCAAAAATTCATATTGACAAGTAATCTAGCAGACACATCTACTCTTACAGTTAAGGTGCAAAATTCCTCAACCGATAGCACTACTGAAACATATACAAAAGCAACAGACATCACACAGTTGACAGGAACGAGTGCTGTTTACTATTTGCAAGAAATAGACGATGGTAGATTTGAAGTATACTTTGGTGATGGTGTTGTAAGTAAGGCTCTGTCTGATGGTAACATAGTTATTCTTCAATACGTTGTCACTAACATTGGTGAAGCAAACGGTGCTTTTTCTTTTACTGCCTCTGGTGCAATCAACACGGTTACCGATATTGATACGATTACTATTGAAGATGCAAATGGTGGATTGCCAGCAGAAAGTATTCAGTCTATCAAACTCTCGGCTCCTCTTGACTATGCCGCACAAGGACGTTGTGTTACTACAGATGATTATAAGGTCTTTGTGAAAAAACTTTATACTAGTGCTGAAAATGTTCAAGTGTTTGGTGGAGAAAATGGTTCTTTCGATCCTAGTCTTGGTGTCATAAGCACACCAGAGTATGGTAGAGTGTTCATTTCTGTAAGTAATACTCAAGGAACAAATCTCAGTCTAGAAGAAAAAAATTCTTTGATACAAGCTTTGGAACCGTTTAAGGTTGCGTCGATTACACCTGTCATTGTGGATCCAGACTATACAGATGTCTTTCTTACAGTGAACTTTAAGTTTGATTCTAATCTAACAACTAAAACAAAAGACACTTTAGAAACTGAGGTTACATCGACACTTACAACATACAATACAACAGAACTTTCAAAATTTGATGCCGTGATACGAAACTCCTCTTTGTTAAGAGCGATTGATGATACAGATGCATCCATAACTGGTAGTTCTGCTGTCCCAAGACTTGCGAAATATTTTTCACCTACTTTGAGCAGTGCCAGAGACTATAATTTGTTTTTTAACAATGCATTGTTTAATCCTCATGCTGGTCATAATCAAGAACTCGGTGGTATTTTAACTTCTTCGGGATTCAATATCTTTGGTAGAACTGAAGAACACTTTTTTGATGATGATGGTAATGGTAACGTGAGAGCTTACTACGTTGCTCTAGGTGGTGATCGAGTTTACACAACTCCAACAATCGGCACCGTGAACTATGTCACTGGTCATGTTAAGATTAGTCAAATCAACATAACAGGCATATCAGATATTGATGGTGAGTCTTCTACTCTCATTAGAATTATAGTTGTACCAAACTCTCGTGACATCGTTTCACTTAGAAATCAAATCCTAGAACTTGATTTAATTAACACTACTGTAACTGGAGTAATTGATAGTATTGCTGTGGGAGATGACAGCGGTGGATCATCTTATGCTGCACCATCTGCATCTGTAAGTCCATCAGGCGCAGGTTATTAAAAATGGGTGATTCAGAACTAACAACTAAGGTGTCAATTTTGATTGATGGCCAGGTTCCTGATTATATTCAGGCTGACCATCCTATATTTGTTGATTTTTTGAGACAGTATTATAAGTTTCTAGAATCTGCACAAATAACCATAACAGGAACAGTAGATCAGGTTTTGCTTGAAACCGCATCAACTAATTTTCTTACGTTAGATGGCACTGATAGATTTAGTTCAAATGATTCAAGTAAAATTGTTTTTGAGGACAGCACAGGTAAGTTTGAGGTTGGCGAAACAATCACTGGTGGGACAAGTAAAGCAACTGCTAAAATACTAGTAGACGACAATGAAACTCTTTACATATCTGCCAACCAAAAATTCAAAGAAGGCGAAACAATTACTGGTGGCACTAGCGGTGCAACTAGCACTTTGGTCAAGTATCGTGCCAATCCTGTACAGAACATTCAACAACTTTTTGAATATGCAGATCCAGATAACACGGTAGATCATTTTCTAAATGCCTTTAGAGATTCCTTTATGGAATCCATACCTACATCTCTCGCAAGTGGTGTTTCTAAACGAAACCTGATTAAACAAATCAGAGATTTGTATGCGGCAAAAGGCACGTCTGAAGGTCATAAACTCTTTTTTAGAATTCTGTTAGGACAGGAAGCTGAGATTTATTATCCTGAAAAGGATATGTTGAGATTAAGTGATGGTAATTGGTCCAAACCCATTATCATACGATGCACTTCTGATACGTCAGGTGCTGTTCCTGCTGACATGGTTGGTAAAAACATCACGGGCGCGTCTTCTGGAACAAAGGCTCAAATTATTTCTGAATTTACTTTTCAGCAGGATAACGAGAGCATAACTGAATTTTCTCTTCGCGAAGACACTATTAAGGGTAGCGGTTTTACCATATCAGAAACGTTTACAGGTATATCTGAAACAGAAGACATAAACATGCAGTTCACTATTCAAGGAATAGTGACTAACATTTCAGTAACAGATAGTGGATTACTTTATAGTAAAGGTGATAGTCTAACAATAGATGCAGCAATTGGTAACGGTAATGTTACTGCTGAGATAAGCGAAATAACTTCAGGTGGTGTTAGTGATGTTTTTGTAGACAGTTCCGGCACTGGATACAAAGTTGGTGATGCGATTAAATTTACAGCTGTAAGTGCTGATGCTGACTCTGTTGATGCTCGTGCCTTTGTATCTGTTGTTGGTGGTAGATTGTCCACTGAAGACAGCACAGATAGTACGGCAGAAAATATTCTTTTAGAAGATGGTACAAAACAACAACTCGTTCATTCATCGATTTTATTGGATGGTACTGAACTGGTCGATGCTGCATCAGAGCCTTATGCTGTTCTTGGTACTGATAGAAGATTTAGTGATAGCGCACTATATTATTATCCTTTGTATGTTAATAAAAGAAAGGCACAAGTAAGTTCAACTAAAACAGGTGGAGCTATCTCTTCTGTAAATGTTGTCAATGCTGGTTCTGGTTATACAAACGGAACCTATTATGCAGCGGTGTCTGGTGATGGTGATAATCAAGGGACGGCTACAGGTGCTGTTATAAGAATTGTCGTTAGAGAAAACAAGATCGCCTCTTTTGGTACTACACTTGCAACGGAAACTACAATTCATAGATCAGGTAGTGGTTACAGTTTTGGTAATGTAAGGCTTACAAGTGGATTCACCTTTTCTGACCCAGAATTAACAACCACCTCTGATATGGGTGGAAGTGATGGTTTGATATTAATCACACCAAACGTTGTGGTTGTGAAGGCTAATGCATATATCTTTGACCAATATCCCGGCATAACTTTTTGGATGCCAAGTGATAATCAGAATAATGCCAAGTCAACTTTTGATAGTAACATTTATAGTTTGTTTGAAAGTCGTGAGGCTGCTCTTAATGATGGATCACAACTACGTCAAGAAGATGGAACAACTGGCACCGGATTAGGTGATAAACTTTTATCTGAAGAATCTTTGTTGTTGACGGATGCCTATGGTACATCGTCAGATGGTATTGTTTTAGAAACAGAAACATTTGGTGAATCTGAACAGACTGAACTCAATAGAGTGTTTTTAGCTAATTCTGGTAGTGGTTATACCTCACTACCGAATCTAAGTATCATTACAGAAAATGGTGCAAACGCAAACCTTATTGCAAATACAACTGATATTGGTAAGGTGACCGAAATTAAGGTTACTGATGAAGGGTTCAAGTATTCAGTTGCTCCAGATGTTTCATTAAATACAAATCTAATTCTCAAAGATGTTGTTGGAACATTTTTAATAGGACATGAACTTACTACTCATAACGGTTCAGTAGTTTCATATGATTCGGATACGCAAAAACTCGTAATAGATGCTCCACCAGATGAACGTATTAATTTAGAACAATCTAACACATATAATGATGGTGTTCAGTTAGAAGACTTTGATATCGTTGAGCCTGGTCGTCCAGATCATGGTCCTGTTGCCACAATCTATAAAGTTATTGATGAAGTTGGTTCTGGGTTTTTGCTCAATAACTCTGCTGGAGTAGAGTCAAATATTCTTTTAGAAAATGAGACAGGTCAAATCTTGTTAGATGCTCATGATGCCGATGTTTTCCAAATTAGTTTAGAGACTGCCACTGATTCAAGTGCCTACTCAAACTTGGGTCAATCGGTAAAGCATGTCAATACTCCAGATGGTAGACTTCTTGGGGAAAACCTAGAAACATTTATCACAGAAAACACACCAAATGTAACTAGTGTATCGTCTGGTAAAGCTTTATATGATCAGGTTATCTTTGACGGAGATCAATCTGATGGTTTAGGTAATGTCCTTCTTGAAGATGGCGGCCGGATACTAAACGAAAATTCTGGCAACAATCTTCTCTTGGATGGCACAGATGAATCTGGTTCTGATGCTGGCTCTGAATTATTAATGGAAAATGAAACTCTTGGTGATCAACTAGCCTTAGATGGTACAGACAATAGTGCGACAGATGCTGGTGATGAGGTTCTTCTGGAACCTGGCTCGAATGTTTTCAATCTTGTTGGAGATACTATCACATCGTCTAATGGTGCAACAGCAAAAATTCTTTCTCAAGGCACAGCAACAGCAGAGGCATCGTTCGGAACCACTTCAACTCGGGTAGGTCGATACACTAATAATGATAGTCATATCAGTGATAAAGATATCCGTGTTCAAGACTCTTATTTTTATCAACAGTTTTCTTATGAGGTAAGAGTCAACGCAGCCATATCTGAATACATGAATGAGTTAAAGACATCTGTGCATCCAGCTGGTTTTGCTCCATTTGGTAAGATTGCAATCTCAACACAACTTTCAGCAGGCATTGGTGTCACTGCAGCTGGTGTTGCTGATGCTACAGTTGATGACACATTTACACCAGAACTTGCCTCACTGTTCAGGTTGATATTTGGTCCAACCATAAAAGTTAATCACGGCGTTCGTGAGAATGTTCTTTCAACAGACGGTGAGAGCAGTTTGTTTGATTCTCTTTTGACAGAGAATGGTGTCGCTATTGGCGATAAACTTTTAGAAGAAACAGATGGCGATAATCTACAGTTTGAAAGTGGACTTGATATTGCGATAGAAAACTCTCCCAAATCTGGTGACGGTAGTGTTCTTTTGGAAACAGGCACTGGTGGTGGTTTGTTACTTATGGAAACAGCACTTGGTGAGAATGGCATTCTTGATAAGTCAGTTTCAAAGGTAACAAAACTTAGTGTTACGCCGCAACTTGTTAAAACAAAAAGGTCTTATGGTGCGCCTTTACTTGCTAACACTTTGCCTGGGTCACTTTTCTTTGATAGACCTGGCGTTCAATTAGAAGCTGGTAATAGAGATAAAGCTCCTATTATTATGCAAGACAATTTGGTGTTGGATGGTTTTGATGAATACGGAACTGGTGCTGGAGATAGAATAGTCTATGAGGACTTTTTGGATAACTCAACTTCTTCTACTGTCAAGATTAATGAAGACTTCACAAATCCTAGTAATAACCTTGTTTTAGACGGCACAGATTCTTCTAGTTCAGATGCGAATGGTTCTATCATTTTGAACGGCACAGATTCTTCTAGTTCAAATGGTGGTAATGTTTTGGTTCTGGAACCTGATACTGTCACTAATGAAGGAAGCTCGTTATCAATATCTGATATTGTCAGTCTTAACACTGTGGGTTATATTGAAGGTGTGGGTCTAGAATCTGTAGGTGACAACATTTTACTTGATGGCACAGATAGTGATGCCACAGATGCAGGTAGTAGTTTGTTGTTGGATGGGACAAATGAAAAATCACTGGATGCAGGTTCAAGTCTTATTCTAAATGGTGTTGGGTTTAGAAACTTTACTGAAGAGCCTGAGGGTAGTATTGTATTTGAGCAAAGTGCAGCATCTGATGAATTAGTTTTAGAAGATTTCATTGTGTTTGAGTTGAACGCAGATGAAGTAAGAAACGAGGTAATAATATCAGAGAACGGTCAAAACATATTACTAGAAACCACTGGTAGGTTTAGAGATACTGAAGTTGGCCGCATAGCAGTTGAGTCTGGTTCTGAGGATAATGCTTTCCTTAAAAACGGTTCTGATGTAAACATTCTTAAATTGGAAACAGAGACAGATGCAAATGGTTATCTGATAGGTGAGGATGATACCATCAGTGCTGTAGATCGTAGTATCAATGTTGTTATAGAAAGTGGCCTTCTTGAAAATGAAAAGATAATGACTGAGGGTAGTTTGATTGAATTTGAAGGCGACACTAATGTTGGCACCATTCCAGAAAGAAATTTTGGTAACAGAAACGTTGTGCCGTTCACAAGAGAAGCCAGAGTTCATATAGAGTTAGCTGCGTCCAGAATATCATTGCAGGATGAACGTGATACTAATGTGTTCATAGCAATGGATGGTACAGATAGTTCATCAACAGATGCTGGTGATAATATTATACTTAACGGCACATCGGGCGTTCTGGATATTGGTGATAATATTCTTCTGGACGGCACTGACGCCGCACAAAGTGATGCAGGTTCAGCAGTTATTTTGGATGCGAGTGCTTCTGGCACTGATGTTGGAGAAAATCTGTTATTGGATAGCACTGGTGGCCGAGACGATGGTGATCGTATTCAACTTATGAGTACAAATTATAATCTGGTGCCAGGAAATGAGGGTGGTTTTGTTTTGTTGAATGGCACAGATGGTTCATCAACGAATGCTGGTGATGAATTGTTGTTAGAGTCTGGAACGATTGAATTCTTGGAACAAAACACATTGAACGTATCACTTGGTGCAACAACTGAAGAGGGCGGGCTTGCTTTACCGATAAGTGAAATTTCACTATCCGCTGCGGAGCAAGCAAATTCCTTTGACTCTGAGATCGGAACGTTTGATTCGTCAATTTTAACTTTTGATGCTGCATAATAATCATTATAAATAATAGAAGATGAGGGGCAATAAATGGCATATCAATCAATAGGATTAGGTGCAGTCGCTAATGATGGCAGTGGTGACACGCTAAGAGATGGTGCAACCAAGGTTAATGCTAACTTTGTAGAGCTATATACTGCTCTGGGTGATGGTAGTTCCATAAGTAGTGGTATCAGTGCAACGGCCAGTGTTGTATCGTTGTCTGCTCCTAATATTAGTGGTGTTGTTGCGGGAACACAAACCTCTGCCACAATTACTACACTTACATCCACGACTGTAAACGCAGGAACATTAGCACTTGCGGCTGGTTCTATAACAGATAGTTCTGGTTCTATTAGTTTTGGTAACGAAAATATTTCTACTACAGGCACGGCAACTCTTGCCACTGTAGATATTAATGCGGGTGCTATTGACGGAACAACTATTGGTGCTAACTCAGCGGCAGCAGGTACTTTTGCTGCAATCACAGGTTCGTCTTTGGCCATTACTGAGGATGGAACGATTGTTTTTGAGGGTGCCACTGATGATGATAACGAAACCACATTAACAGTTGCAGACCCAACAGCAGATAGAACAATTACACTTCCCAATGAAACAGGAACTGTTATAACAACCGGCTCTTCTGATGCGGTCACTGGGAATATGTTGAAGAGCTCTTCTACCTTGCTCATAGTGGATTCCTCTGGTTCAACGTTAAAAACAGTTATTGGTGCTGGTAGTGCATCATAAATATAAATTAGGAAAATAGAAATGGCAGCTATTATCACAGAAAAATTTAGACTTCATAACGCCGACCAGTTTGAGGAATCTTTCACTGAGTCTGCGAATAGTACCTATTATCTTTTTATAGGTAAGTCCACACCATATACTTCAGGAACAAGCGGT